CGGCAATCAGGAACGCCAGCACTTCTTTGATTGTTTTCATGGTTTAAGAATTGTAATTGGTCAAATCTCTGCTAATCATGCGGAAACTATCCACCCGCCATCTTCAAAGGTTGCTGTGTTTTTTGCCACAACGGGACGGGCAAAAATTATTCTTGCCGAACCCGCACCGCTGAAACGAATACCCGCCTGAAAAGTAGTTCCAAGGTTTCCCTCAAGTCCCGTGAAGTAGTAAGGCACTGTCTCTAGTGTCCCTTCAAAATTCGTCGGTTGGGAAAATTCATTTGTTGAGTTTTCTGACCAAAGGTCGGAAACTCTCCCGGCACCAGCGCCCCCGGTTGTGTTTATGTCGCAACGCAGATACGGGCCAACCACACCGGTATGCGTACCTGTACCGCCGTTGCCCTGAATCCAGTACCGTGCCGAGGCTTGGAGGGTGTCACCAGCTACAAAGCCCGTGCCTGCATCGTAGTTGCGCGACATAATGCTCACCGATATTGGAGCATTTACAGTAATGTCGCACGCATATGCAAAGCCATATCCGTCAGGAGCCGCAATGCGGGATGGCGTAGAGGCAGTCACTGCACCTGTTACTGACGGCCCCGTCCACCCCGTCAGCGAAGATGCAAACATCCCATTGGCAATCCTGTTTGATGCGGCGGAGTAAGACGATGAGTCGTCTGTGTAGTGGTGCTGGAAAAATGCTGGGGCGCTTGGGTAAAGTGCGCTGTAGTAGGCGTTAACTTCTTCTGCAATGATTTTTGCGCCAGCCGCATTCGGGTGTGTACTGTCGTACAGCAAGCCCGTCAAACTGTAGTAGTTTGTTGTGTTTGACCAATCTGTTAGGCGGGGGTTTGGATCAATAAGTCCAAATTCTCCGTAAGCAGAATATTTGTATAGCAGACGCTGCAATTCAAACAGTTCGCGCTGTTTTGCTGATGAAAAGTTTGTTCTTGGTGTTTCGACAATTACCGCAACACTTTTGCCTGATGACCGGGCTGTTGCCGCAATTGTTCTGATTGAAGTGCAAACAGACGCGCCGGTGTATCCCGCATCAATGTCGTTTGTGCCAATCCAAATTAAGGCATCTTGTGCCGCCGGGTTTATCACGGAAACTTGCAGGCTATCCAGCGGCGAGACAGAAGTGTCGCTTGTTGCAAGTTGCAGTGCCGTGCGGCCACTTCTGCCAGCATTTATAACCCGGTGCCTGCGCTGACTCAACGACCTATACCAATTCTGCCAGCCGTGATTATTCAGTCGAGTGCCGGTTATGTCAGCCGCAGTTGCTTGAATAATTCCTTGTCCAGTGCGTGAATCTCCAATTGCTAACAGGGTGCGTTGCCCAACGTTCATGTGAAGCGCCACCCCACCCCCCGGCCCCACCAGCCCCGTGACGTTGCCGGAGGAGTCGGTGGAGTAGGACGTAACCGCCCGGCCTCCCAGGGTAATACCAGCAGCGCCGTTAGTATCAATAATACCGCGAATGCGCTCCCGCGTAGGGATGTCAAAATACTCAAATAGTTCAACTTCGGTAGCCATCACAACTCCTTAAGGGTTAATACCGGTGCCCGTGCTCAGTGCGGTGCGCTCGCCGGTTTGAATCTCAGCGGCTACAATCATTTTAGCCGTATCATTGTCAGCCGTGTTCATTGCGATGCGCGCTTGCAGCTCAGCCTGCGTGCGCTGGTTCTCAGCCTCCTGGCGCATCTGCTCGCGCTGCATGTCAGAAGTGATCTTGGCGCTGGCGAGCTGCGGGGCTTGCTGCAGCTTGGCCTGATCCAACTGCAACTTCTGCTGGTCGATCTGAGCCTTCTGCCCCGCCAACTTCTCCTGCAGCTGCGCGTTGAGCTGCGCCACAGCCATGCTCGGGTCAGCCGGGGGTGGTGGAGGGGCGTACTTCTTGGCTTCCTCGGCAATCGCGGGCAGCATCTGCGCGAAGCTCGCCAGCTCCTGCTCGATGAGCGCCTGCACCCGGGCAATGACCTGCATCTCCTGGGCGGCGTCTTCCTCGATCATACCGTTCTTGATAGCCAGCTCGACACCCCGGTGTGCCTCAGTCATGTAGTAGTTTAGCAGGTGGTCGCGCAGGTGATTGACCATCGGCACCATGAACGTCTGCGCTATCACCGGGTTGCGCCCGAACAACGGCGACTGCAGGAACGCCATATGCCCCTTGAGGTGGCTAATGTGGTCCTGCTTCGGCAGCACGTAGATGGGGCGGCCCATGGTGGCGGCCACGTTCTCGCTCACCGGGTCGTGGTTCTCCTCGCCCGCCTTGGGCTGTAGGACGTCGTCAGGGAGCTTCATGCTCCGCAGGAACATCTCCTCCACCTTGCGCTGGTCATACAGCTGAGGCATGACCGCTGAACGCTGCAACACCGCCTGGGTCTGCGCGAAGCGCTGCGTTTCGCTGAAGATCTGTGGGTCCGACACCGGGATGACGTCCATGGGGCCGTCAAAGTCGCTCGGGCGGATGTCAAACTCACCAGCCTGGGCCTCAATATCAGCCTCAGTCAGGTAGGCGCTGTTGATGCGGTGCAGAATCTTGAACACCCGGCTCATGCTGCCGTGCAGGCGTGAGTGGATGCTGCTGAACACGACCATACCTTGCTCAATCAGCGCCATGGTGGTGCCAACGGGCTGGTTGGGGTTCTGGTCAGACAGCTTCTCAAACGAGGTCTGCACCACACCCTTGCCTGCGTCCACCAAGAAGCCCAGCAACTGGAACAGCGTGGGCGAGGGCTGATTGAACGGTACCGCCATGACCAGCTTGCGGATGTCATCCACCATAGAGCCGCCGTCAACGTCGGCAATCTCGGTGGGCTGCAGCGTCAGGGTCTGGCCGTCAGGCCCGCCCTTCAGCTTGAGCAGCGTGGGCACGTTCTGAATGTGGGCGGAATCCAGCAGGGCGCGTAGTGCGCCGGTGGCCGAACCGGACAACCCACCAATCATGTGGGTTAGGCCAATAGGGTACGCGCCACGCCACGGCACAAACGGGAACTCGACTATCCAGTCCAGCTCCTTGAACTGGTCATCGTCCTTCTCCCAGTTGCGGTACAGGCCCAGGGCCTTGCCCGAGGTCTTGTCAATGGACAGGATGTACGGGCGGATGTCGTCTTCGTCCTCAAGGTCAAGGTGTACGTAGACCTCGAACACGGTACGCAGGCCGTCTTCGTTGTAGGAGGTCTCCTTGCGGCCCTCAATCTTGTCGTTAGCGAGGCTGGCTTTGCTGAACTCGGGCATCTCAGCGATGCTGGGCAGGTCCGCGTCGCGGTACATACCGGCCTTCACCCGGCGCTGGTACTCGAACTTGGTCAAGTACTGCACGTGGGTCTTGCGCTCTGCGGTGTAGAAGTTGGTGGCCGCAAAGGGCAGGTAGATGTCGTCTACTGCGATGAACTCAGTGCTGGGGCGGCGATGCTGCGGGTTCCACATCATCTTCAGGAACTGCACCCCGCCCAGCGGCACCTGCGTTGTGAGCTGCTCAAGCTCGCCCCTGAACTCAGACATCTGCTCAGTGGTCTGCCAGTTCATGAAGTCCGCTTTGCGCTCGGCCTTCTCAATCTTCTTGGGGTCCTTCATGCCGAAGACCTTGCTCTTGACCGGGCCGTTGGCGGGGAAAATCTCCTTCATCACTCGTGCGGAGAAGTCCACGCAGGCCTCCACCAACATCGGGTGCACCACACGCGTTGCGCCGCTGAACTGCGCGCCGCCCGGGGCGTCATCACCCAGGCCGGTGCGGCGCAGGCCTTCCTCGTACAGCTTGTCGCGCTTCTCGCGGGCTTCCTTGTCCCGCTCAATCAGGTCCAGCAGGTCAGTGCAGGCCTGTGTGAGCTTGAGGGGTTCAATGTCGTCAACGATGTTGCCGAAGTGCTCAAGGTTGGCGTTCAGGTCGCGCTCGTCCTTCAGGCGGATTATGGCACCACCGTCCTCGGTCTCTTCCATGTCCGTTTCGTCGTCCTCGGACAGCTCCAGGTTCTCACCCTCTGTGTCCTTCTCGGGCACTTCGTCGTCTTCAGGGGGTAATACCTTAGTGGCCATGGGGGTCCTCAGTTGAACAGTTCGGCGCGCAGCGCATCGGCTATCTCTTGCACGCGTGCTGGATTATAGCCTTGAACCGGGGCCGAGGCAAGTCCGCCAGCGGCGAAGCCTTCGGGCAAGTCGCCTTCACCTCGGTTCCACTTCAGCAAATTCGTCAGCTCATCTTGCGTTACGTGAGCGGGGGCGGTCTTTCCAGCTTTCTGGAAAGCAGCCGCGAGGTCGCTTGCCGGGTCCACGCCGATCAACCCCGTGTTCTGCAGGTCACCCACGTCACCCCACTTGCCACTCTTCACAAAGTCCTGCACGAACGGCAGGTACTCCGGGTTGGGGGCGCGGTTGGCTTTGCCTTTTATCTGAACGATGTTGGGATCAAACGGGGTTCCGTCATCTCTTAACTTAGAGAACGCGCTGGACGGCTGCACCTCAATCGTCACATGCGGCTCTCCCTTGCCGGAGCGCAGGCTGAAGATGCGGCTCTTACCTTCCATGACGTCTGGGCAGTAACCCCCCACGCAGTGGCCCATGGTGTCGCCTTCGTACTTGAGGGCGTCGGAAAGGGTTGAGGATTCACGCTTTGACGCGGCTTCTAAGGCTTTCTCGTGTGAAACCCCGCCACCTAGATACTCAGTATACCAGTCTTTCTGCGCGGGACTCAACTCTTCAACACTCTTAGCGAGAAGACCAGCAACGACCCCTCGGCGTGTACGGTGTGGGGTATCTTCACGCACAAGGGGCAGCGCCAGGGCATGCTGCTGGACGCCTGGGACGAGCACCTGGGCTACCCCGACCTACGACAGAAGGTCCTGGAGGACTGGGGCGCGGAGTACGGGGGCACCGTAGTCAAGGGGCACAAGGGTATGCCCACCAAGCCCCGCCGGGCGGACCGCGTGCTGGTTGAGGCCAAGGCCTCCGGCCAGTCACTCATTCAGGACCTGCGCCGTGGTGGCGTGCCCGTGGTGGCCTTCAACCCGGGCACGGCGGACAAGGTAGCCCGGGCTCACCAAGCCGCGCCGGTGCTGGAGCTGGACCTGCTGTGGATACCTGAATCAAAGAAGAACCCGGGGCAGTTCGTCAGCTGGGCGCAGCCCTTGCTCAAGCAGGTGGCTAAGTTCCCGGTGGCGGAGCATGATGACCTTGTCGACTGCTTCACGCAAGCCGTAATATTCTTGAAGAACGAAGGGTTGTTATAAATCCAATCCGACACGGACGTATACAGCAACCCCCGCTCCCGGCAGAAGCCAGCAAGGTGCCCCCCGACCGCGATGTACCCGCACAGGTCGTCAATCGCGCCCGGGGTCTTGTAGAACGGGTCTATCTTCGGTTTCACATCGACGACTAGTTCAGTCGCCTTCTTTTGTTTTGTAGCCATGTTACGATTATACCGTGACGCCCGCATGGGGCAAGTGTGCACCCGGCACTTCAACATGCCAATCTCCGTCAGACCCGCGCCAGTACCCCAGCACCAGTTCGTCAATCGGTTCTTCAAACACCATGATATGCTTCACGGTGGGCAACACACCTTCTGCGTACGCAATTGCTCGGCCCATGTCCGGGGCGGCGTTACGTGGTACAAACAGGTCCACCGAATCGCGCTTCGGAGTGATAGCCACACGGTTCACACCACAACCCAAATTCAAAATTGACATCTCTTTTCTCCTTAAATTTACCAATTACACAAAACACACCACTTGATCACTTTTGCCCAATAATAACCACTTTCCCAGCTATTGTTATTATCACCAGCCCCGACACCCAAAAAGTGATCAAGTTTTTTGATCAAGTGCCTTATAGACAAACACACCACTTGATTGATCACTTTGTTGACCACTCTGATGAGCTCTGTCGGGGGCTGAAAGCACCCCCGACGACGCCTCATCTCGTGTTCCGAGAGTGGCGATCAAGTTATCAAGTGCACTAAAAACTTGATCACTTGATCACTTCCACTTTATCACTTTTGTTCACACCCCGTACCTCCCTTTGTTGACCGCCGCCACAATTTCCTCGTCCACCCGGAGGTAGTGATCGGAGCGCCCTTTGGGCTTGTCAAGCATGACTATTTTGATGCAGCCATCGTTAATGAGGGAGGCCATAGCACGCTCTTTGCGCTCCTGCGCACCCCGGGGTCCGCCCTTGGTCTTGGGGAGTTGTTCGTAATAGGTGCGTGAGCGTTCGGGCTGGGTACGCACCAGGTCTAGCATCTCATCACAGAGCGTTATCCAGTCGTCCAGCTGTTTGAGTTCTTTGTTGTCTTCTTTGAGTTGGATGCGTTCGCCAGCCTTGAGCGGGCGGGCGATTGAGTGCGCAAACCACTCCTCCTCCATTTCTCCCAGGATGTTGGGATGGGCCTCTTTGTGGCTGACCAGTTCGAATATCAGCTCGGGGTAGGCCGTCGGGAAGCGCACCTTAGTCGCCTTGAGCACTCGGGGCGAGTCGGGGTGCTCGCCGTCCTTAAACACCGTGTAGACGCCCTGCGCGTCGCCGGTCCAGGCCGAGGCCCCCCGGGGCGACAGCCCGTCCGTCTCGCCCGTGCCCATGACCTTGCTGGTGTGGGCCACGATGATGAGCGGAAACGCTGAGAAGGATTGCTTGATGAGGGCCATTGCGCGACCCACTTCAGCGTTGTCGTTTTCGTTCTCAAGCTCAAGCACAGCGTTGGCTGTGTCCAGCACCACCAAGGGCAGCGCGGCGTGCGCCGTGCCGTCGGCTTTGGGGTTATCCACTGTCCACCCCGAGTAGTGCTCAGCCACCCCAGCCACCACCTTCGGGTCCAGCCGCAGCGCCGGTATCACCTTGACGTGTCTGTCAAAGTCAGCGGCGCTCAGCCCGGTATAACCCCACTGTGCCAACGAGTAGATGACTCGCTGCACCTGCACCACGGACTCCGTGATGATTATGACGTTGCGGCGCACCCGGGGCTTCAGGGGGTGGTCATGGGGGCAGAGGTGTGCCGCCGCCAGCGCCAAGGGTATCACCAACGTGGTCTTGCCCACCCCGGGAGCCCCCGCCACCACGTTGACCCCCGTTGACATGAAGCGATCATACACGTACTCAAACGCAGTGACAGTGCCCGCGCCCGAGGTCAGCGCATGCGTGAAGGACAGGGGGTGGTCGGGGGTAGT